GTCGTGCCGCGTAGGGGGATATCCCATGCGCGTAGGGCCGTCTCCACTTCTTCTATCGAATGGCAGACGGACACTTGCCCGCCTGCCTCTCTGATTTGGCCGATTGTCATGTGTTGTGTTTCAGACAACCGCCCTTTACTTGCCTTCAATTCGATGCAGTAGAGCATGCCACGGTAGCACACTAACACATCAGGAACACCAGCCTTAACACCCCTGGCCTTCCGCATCTGCCCGGCGCGCACATCCATGCGGCCTTGTCCAGCATCAACGCTTGTCCAGTAGGAATCACGGGGGAGGGTGGCGGCAAGAAAAGTGGCGCACGCCATTTGCAGGCGGTGTTCGCTCATGCCACCTCCGCGAACAGATCCACCGCGCCGCGTTCGGAACCTTCAAGCGCCCGCACGGCCTGGCGCCAATAGGACGGCTTCAGTTCACATCCGAAGAACCGCCGCCCCCGCTTCACGGAAACCACGCCCTCGGAGCCGATGCCAAGGAACGGAGAAAGCACCACATCGCCGGGGTTGCTCCACATCGTCACAGCGCGGTCGATCAGCGGCAGTTGGAGCGGGCACAAATGCCGCTCATCAGCCTCCTCCCGCGCCATATCGAGGCTCAGAGCGTCCCCGATCCACTTAGACGCCTCGGCTTTGTTGTTCAGCACTGCCGTTTGGCTGATATCGAACCAAACGGGGCTGGCCCATTTCTGCCAGAGGTCAACCGGAAAGTCGGCCGGCTTGTGCCCTACCGGCTCGGCGTTTTCGCCTGGCGCGCGGAAGATCAGCAGATAGTCAGGCGTCCCCGGCCAAGAGCATGTGCTGTCTTTCAGGATTTGCTTGTGCAGCAGATGAAGCGCCTTCGTGCGCGTCATCTCCACCACGGGGTCGCGCCAGATGGTCACGCGCCGAACGAACGTCCATCCAGCGCGGAGATGCGCGGCCACAATGTCATCGGAGAACGGCTTCGTCCCGATGATGCCATCTTTCCACTTGCGCGTGGGCAAGTCCGAACAATGCACTGCGGACATGCGGCCTGGCTTCGTGATCCTCAATTTTTGCCGGATAATGAACTCGTAGTGCGCGAAAAACTCGGCGTCGTTCACCGAATTGCCGAGGTCGCACTCGCTTTCGGAATAGACGAACAGGTCTCCAAACGGAGGCGAATAGACGGAGAACCCGATGGAGGCATCAGGCAACTGCGCCAGCACGTCGCAGCTATCGCCGTTGATAGCGGTCCATCGTTGTCCGTGGGCGGAGTTCAAGCAGCGGACATCCATTGCGGCAGTCTCCCGGTATGAGTGGGTTGATAGGGAATGCGCGTCTGCGCCCCGGTATTCCGATTGCGGACCATGGCCGCAGCCATCGCGCGTTTCATTGTGGCGTGGTCGCCGGCCTTCCGATCGATCACGCGGCCAATCTGATCCTCGCCCTCGGCAACGATCAGATGCACGTCAACGGCCCGCGTCTGGCCGAACCGCCAGCACCGCCGCACGGCCTGATACCAAGCCTCATAAGAGAAGCTGCGGCCCACGAAGGCCACGCGGGCGGCGTGCTGCCAGTTCAGGCCCATGCCAGCGACGGATGGCTTCGTGATGATGTATCGCGCCTCGCCCACGGCAAACGCCGTCAGCGCCGCCTCTTTGCGCTCTGGCGTATGTGAACCTCGGACTTCCACGGCGCCGGGCACAGTCGCCATAAGCGCATCCGCCTCGGCGTCATTGTCGCACCAGATCACCCACGGCTCACCAAACTCCGCGGCCACCAACGCGCCCACAGCCTCGGCACGCGCCTGCGCCGTCTCGCGCTTGATGGCGTGCATGTTCGTTGCGGACAGGTCCGACGCGAACAACATTCCCGCCGCCGCGCGTGTGTCGCCTGCGGCTTTATGCCGAAGGATATTCAGCGGCGGCAGCACAAAGCGAGATGCATCGTATCCAAGGTCTGCCGGCGTCTCTGCGCACCGCGCCCACGACGCCACCCAATCCCAGAACGCATCTTGCGCGTGGCCTTTTATGCGCCACTGTTGGCTCGCGGTGGCGGTGTCGTTGATAAACCAGCGCGACAGCATCTCCACGCTTCGCATCAGGCCAAGAAACTCCGCGTGCGTGCCCAGCTCCATATGATCGTTCGGGGCCGGCGTGGCGGTGCTGGCCAACTTGAACCTGTGGCCTTCGAAGGAAGCGATCAACGCGCGCGTCGTGGCGCCCGTAAAGTTCTTCAGGATCGAGCTTTCATCAAGGCTGACGGCGCCGAATTGCACGGTATCCAGCGCGGCGAGGCGGTCATAGTTGCACACGTTAATGCCGTCTCGGGCCTCGTCCTGGTGCCGGATCACGCGCACGTCGTAGCCCAGCGAAAGGCCCTCGCGCTCGATCTGGCGGGCCACGGCCAGAGGCGTCAGCAACAGCGCACGCCCGTTGCTGGCCTCGGCGGCTTGGCGGCACCATTCCAGCTGAATGCGCGTCTTACCCAGTCCGGTATCAAGGAACATGGCGGCGCGGCCTTGGCGCAGCGCAAATCGGACGCACTCGGCCTGATAGTCAAATAGATGCGACGGCATCGGCCCCGGCTCAATACCAACAGCTTGGGGGCGGGGTGCCTTGCCGGCAAGAAATGCGGCATATTCAGGGTGCAGCATCAATAGAAACTCCCGCCCGTGCGCTTCTCGTCTTCAATCAACCGTTGCAGATACACGGCAAGATCGAGGGCTTCCTCCTTGGCGTGTTGCAACCATTCCAGCCGGGACAGGGGGTTGTCTGTGACGGTCACGCCGTATTTCTTCATCCCCACGGCAGCGCGGGCTGCGAGTTCGGCTTGCAGCGCCGGCGTTATGGTGTCGGTCATCACCAGCCCTCCGGGAGGTCGCTGTAATCAATGGCGCTGGTCAATCCCGCAGAGACGCGCCCGTTTCTTGTCGCGCCTGACCTAAACGCAGAACCCCGCATCCGTCGCTTGCAACCACAACTTTTGGTCGCCTTGGAATTTAGGTTGTTGCTTGAAACGCGTGTTGTAACGCCACACGCGCAAACGCATTCCCAAACTGCATGCTTGTCTTTCGCCGCGCCGCTTCTTTTCGTGACGGTCAGCCAGCCGAAACGTTGGCCCGTCAAGTCAACTAAAGCGCCCATCAGCCCCTCTCCCCCTTGCAAGGCCCACAGAGCCGGATAAACCGCGACGGCGCTTCAAACGGGCGCGAGCAACACAGGCAGTTGCGCTTAATCTTCGGCACCGGATCGGGCCGCAGCGTCAGACGGCTCGCTTCCTTCGTGCCCCGCACCACATCGGGCGACGGCAGCCGGTAGCCTGTGCGTGGCGGCAGACCTTCGGCGCGGGCCTTGCGCTCAACACCGCTGTAGGTGCGCCCCGTGGCCTTGTGGACGGCATCCACGTCTGGCCAGTGCTGGTGTAATGCCGCGACTTCCTCGGGGCTCCACGCGATGCCCTGCGGCTGCTTTGCGCGGGCGGCTTCAATGCTAATCTTGGCGCGTGCTGCAACGATTTCACGCGCATACGTGCTACGGCCGAGTTCCAGAAGCCCGGCGCGGTGCGACACAGCATCAGCCGTGCGGTTAACCATCTCGGCAATCTTCTGTCGGCTGGTGATGTGCCAGTTGCCGCGGAGGATTGCGTCTTCTGCCTCGCACCAAAAGTTAATCGGCTGCTTTTCGGGCTTGTCGCTGCGAACCCTCGGGCGCGGGCCAAGGCGCAGGGAATGCGCCATATTGCGCGCCGCCTTGAGGCTGCGTTCACGGAGGAAACTCGGCAAATCCTCATTGGAAACGGTCACGTCCGACCACTTCGCACGCAGGATGGCGACTTCTTCCTCCGTCCACTTCTGATCGAATGCGGGTCGGGAACGGGAGGGTTGCTGATGCGCGCTCATGCGCCGCGCTCCTTGAGAGCGGCAACGCAGATGGCGATGGCGGGGGTGCAGGCATACCCCATCCATTCCTTAGTGTTAGGGTCTGTGAGACCGCCCGTGCGGAGAGATACCGTTGCCTTACCCACATTCGGCGCGTGGAGAATGCTCCGCCACAGTTCATCCGGCACCAGCGTCAGCGCGGCGTCGATGCTGGCGGTGTAATGAGGGGAATCCCACCCCCACACAGAATTACCCTCGAGCGCGTGACGATCGCGCATGAACCACTCGTCCGGGTTGCGGATGCGGTCCAATTCTTCATCCAACTCGCGACTCGGCCCCGTCGCCTTCTCCAGCGCGGCAATCAGTTCATCTCGTGTCATGCTCATCGCCGCACCACCCGCATCGGCAACGGCTGCGCCATCAACCAGCGCTGAACTTTCCGCCACGCTGCATCGGCAGGCCGGATGCAGAGAACGAACCCGTCAGAAACCCGGCGCTGCATCACGACGATATCGCCGCGTTCGGATGATCGGCGGAGGCTGGCGCCGTCGTAGCCGTGCTCGAATGACCAGCTAAACAGGCCGGCGCTGTGCGCGACCACGGTCCATTCACTTTCCATCAGACGGTGCCTCATACATGTCAGGGCGGATCACGTGCCGCGCCAGGCCCGTAACTGCCGACACCGCAGGCACGCGTTTAGCAGGCACCTCGTCCCACTCGCATACGGACGAATGTTGAATGCCCAGTTGACGGGCCAGCGCGACAGGCCCCCCGGCGGCGTTTATGATGTCACGAATGTTCATGCCCATCAGCGTAGGATATGCCGACGCGCGGCGCAACGGGGGAATGCGTGTCAAAAATAAATCTCGTGAACGTCGGATTTTCCGACGAAAGCGATTGCGTTGTCGCGTCGGCCCTGCCTACGATGGTGGCACCAGATAGGAGGGAGACGACATGACCGGCCTACCAAACACAAACATCAACATCAGCGCCGCGCGCATCATCCGCGACAATGGCGGGCTGCTGTTTGCTGTGACATCCAAGCCTTACACAGAAGCCGCTTATATCGGTGTTCGCGTAAAGCGCGCGGCGGGCCAATTTCAGCCGCTTAAGAACGCCCGCTTTCAACTGGTCCGCATCGCCGGCACCAGCGTCGTCCGTGGGGAGGCTCGCTGATGCCATACCCAGATGGATTCGACAGCCGCGCCTACGCCGCCGCTTACGAGCGCCCGATCGTCGCCGTAGAGCCGCCGCTGTATGCCGCCACGCCGGCCGATATCGACGCCATGCAAAAGGCCCGCGCGTGGCTGGTGGTGTCGTTGACGAGCCTGCGTCAACACCCGTGGGGGTTCGACAGCACGGAAATCCCGCCGCACCACTTCCTCGTTGCCGATGCCGAGGCGTTCCTTGAGCAGATGGACAAGGCGCTTGAGCAGGCGCGCGCCTCGCGGGAGGCGTGGTGATGAGCAATAAACCGGAATTCACCCTGCGCCGGTTTGGCGTTCTTGCCTACAACACAGGCTTTACGCTGTGGGTCTATCGCCACGTTGGCGAGTTGGCCGATGTCTGCGCCGATCATTTCTTTGATCCGGCGGCAGACATGATTGCGGCCCGCGACCACATCCACGTCACGGGTTCCGATGGCGGCGCGATGCTGTGGGTTGCGTCGTCAACGGAAGCGGCTGGCGTGGTCACAAAGCGGATGGCCAGCACATGACCCCCACCTACATGCGCGCCTACACCGCCGACGACGTAGCCGAGGCAGCCCGCGATCTGGCGCTGTTGCTCGACGCGCACGCCGAAGAAACAGACGCGAAGTGGGCTGACGTGCTCGCCGACCACATCGCATCCGATGCGCGCTGGCTGGCTGAGATGATCGAGGTCGTGTCGCCGCCGCTGCCGTTCACGCTGCCGTTGGGGCTGCCGGCGCCGGGGCCTGTGTGGGGGGTGGGACGGTGAGCAAGCCGATGACATGGAACGATTGCGGGCCTGATATGCTGCGTGCATTGGAGCGCGCGGAAGTGCTGGTTCGATTACTGACAGTGCGGCAGGTCATTGAGGCTGGCGATGATGCAATTGATGCCGCAGGACTTAGCCCGTGGTGCATGAACGAAGGATTGGCGGACGGCACAGAGAGCATCGCAGCGCATTTCATTGGCGCGGCTATTGCGATGGCCAAGCGGGAGACGGTGGAATGACCCACCCCGCCCTCCTTCTCCCCGCGCTGCTGTGCGCCGGCGCGTTCTGGTTCTTCGTCACCAACGTGCGCGTTGAACTGATGCTGTCCGACACCGCGCTTGCCGCCAAGAACGCCGCCGCTGCTGCTGTGTTTGGCCTGGCCGCGCTGATTTGCCTCGGGGGTGCGCTGTGATGGGGAAGTGGACGCCGGGGCCTTGGCGGGCTCGTCACACCACAAATGATACTTGGGTGGACGCGCCAGCGATGGAGATACCGAACCCGAATGGCCGTAGTTATCACCGACAAATTCTTGAAGACGGTGATTATCCAGAAAAACAGGCGGACGCCCGCCTGATCGCAGAAGCCCCGGCGATGGCGGAGGCTTTGGAGCAGACCGCCGCAGCCATGGACGCGCTGCACCCGTCATCGGCTGGTGACATGTCCGATGCGGATTACGCGCGGCTATGGAACGCAACCCGCGATGCCCTGGAAGCCATCCTCGCCCGCATCAACGGTGACGCGCCATGAACATGTTCAAGAAATGTGCGGCGGCTTTGGTGGTTGCTTTTGTGTCGTATGCCACCGGCGTAACGTTCCCGGCATGGGCGTGGTGGTTCGGATGGGTCGGCGGCACCGTCAGCATCGGCGCCATGCATTTGATTGACCTCGCGGAGGACCGCACATGACCCCCCACACCCACGCCCTGCACACCCTACACGCCGTCGCCAGCCCCACCCTGCGCGCCATCATGGATGACACCGCGCCGGCCCGCATTCGCATCAGGCAGATGGCGGCGCAACTCGATGGTGCGTTGATTGCGGGCGAATACGAGCGACTGAACGACAACCAGCGGTTCAGCTTGCGGTGCCTGGTGTTCGCCCTTGATGCCGTTGCGGATGATCTTGGCGAGGATGCCCGCCCCGTAGCCATCAAACCCGCGCCGAAGAAGTGGAAGTTTTGGTGATGAACGCAGAACCGCCCGCCATTGCCAGCCTGCGCCGCGTTGCCGAAGAAATACACGCGGCCAGCAAGGAAGTTTCCGACATGGCCGATATCATGGATTTGGTTTTGTGGGAGCCAGAAGCCGAGGCCGAGTTGACCGCGCTTTCTCAGCGCATGGCGGCATGGGCTGCGTTGCTTGACCGTGCTGCGACGGAATTTGGTTTGTAGAAGGATACGACACAATGAACGCGGTAACGCCACGTTCCCAGCTCAAGGCGGTAGCGCCAAAGGCTGCGGAACCATCCAAGCCTAAAGTGCTGATCTTTGGCAAGCCCGGTGTGGGCAAGACGTGGCAGGCGCTGGACTTCCCCAGCGTCTATTACATCGACACCGAAGGCGGCGCCGATCTGGCGCATTACACCGACAAGCTGGAACGTAGCGGCGGTGTGTACCTTGGCCCCGATCAAGGTTCGCTTGATTTCGCCACGGTGCTTGAACAAGTGCAGGCGCTGGCCACTGAGAAGCACCATTTCCGCACGCTGGTGATCGACAGCATTTCCAAACTTTACACGCTGGAAATCACCCGCGAAGGCGAACGGCTTGGCGACAAGAACGCATTCGGTGCCGACAAGAAGCCCGCCGTTGCTTACATGCGGCGCCTGGTTTCGTGGCTGGTGCGGCTGGATATGAACGTGATCCTGATTGCCCATGAAAAACCACTTTGGGGTCAGGACGCCAAGGGCGAACGGGCGGAAGTCGGCGTGACGTTCGATTGTTGGGATAAGCTGGAATACGAATTGCACCTTGCGCTGAACATTCAGAAGCGCGGCACGTCCCGCATTGCGCGCGTCACCAAGTCGCGCCTGCAAGGGTTCCCTGATGGCGAAACGTTCGCGTGGACCTACGAGACGTTTGCGGACCGCTACGGCCGCAGCGTGATCGAGAAGGAAGCCGCCCCGGTGGCGGTGGCGACACCCGAACAGGTGGCGGAACTGAACCGCCTGCTTGAAGTGGTGAAGATGCCCGATGGCTGGCTGTCCGCCGTCCTCACCCGCGCCAATGTGGAGCGGCTGGACGATATGGACGCCGACAAGATCGAGAAACTGTTGAACGTGGTTAAGGAGAAGCTGTCATGAAGTTTACCCCCAAGAGCGAAGATGAAATCCGCGCTGAGGCCGAAAAGCGCGGCGCTTGGCCCCCCGGCGTCTATGATGCCGAGATTACTTCGGCTATTGAGAAGTTGTCCAAGGCCGGCAATGACATGATCGAACTGACGTTGCAGGTCTATCACCCGGAAGACGGCGCCACCCGCCAGGTGTTCGATTGGGTGCTGGAAGCCGTGGCCTACAAGCTGCGCCACTGCTGCGAAGCCGCCGGGCTTAGCGCGGCATACGAGGCCGGATCGCTTGAGGCGTGGCAGCTTGAGGGCAAGTCGGTGAAGGTCAAACTCGGCATTGACGCCAAGGCCAAGATCAAGCGCAACAAGATCATGGATTACGTCGTGTCTAGCGATGCGCCGCATGTGCAACCGACGCGCGCCGCAGCCGCCGCCGCCAAGCCGTCTGATCCGTTTGGCGAAAGCATCCCGTTCTAGGAGGCGTGACATGACCGACAGCACACGACTAGCCGCGCTGGAGGCGGTGGCGGAGGCGGCGCGCTCTCTGGTGGACAGCACCGGCACGACCACGATGGCGCTATTCTGGGCGTTTGAAGCCCTAGACGCCCTCCCCGCCCCGACGCCGGTGGAAACGGTGACGCTGGGGCTGTGGGAACACGAGGATGGTATGGCGGCATGGTACCGCGCCGGTAGTGAAGCCGATCTCCGTCCCGCGCCCGACTGGCGCCGGGTCGGCACCGCCACGCTGGCGGTGACGCCGTGAGCGCGCGGGATGTGCTGGCGGATGCGATGAACATGCCGCGCCATTGGCCCGATGATGTTCGCTTTAAGCGCCCCGACGCTTACTTGGCCGCCCTCTCCGCCGCCGGTTACGCGGTGGTGCCGAGGGAGTTGCTTCAGGAGCTGGCCGACGATCTCGCCGCCCACATTGCGGCGCACTACGGCAGCAGCACCGGGTATCCCAGCATGGACCGGAAACGAGCGGCGGATATGGAAGTCGTCAACCGCGCCCGCGCCATGCTCGCCGCCAACCAGGAGAACGCCGATGACGCGCGATGAACTGATTGTAGCGATGAAGACGGCGACGGGGCCGGATCGGGAGTTGGACGAAGAAATCATGTGCTGCGTGTATGCTGATCTTAAGCCAGAGCGGCATATGGAAGGCTGGTATTCGGCATCAGGCGATCACATCCGGGTTGATCGCTACACCGCCAGCATCGACGCCGCGCTTACGCTGGTGCCGGAAGGGTGGCACGCTGTCATCGGTGCGCGCCCAGGTTGGCCGTGGGTTGAACTTTACCAGTTTCCCACGCCGTGCCGAAATGTGCCGCGTTTATCTGCCTCCACCCCCGCCATCGCCCTCTGTATCGCGGCCCTTCGTTCCATGGAGAACGCCGATGGTTGATGTGCCCGCGCTGTTGCCCTGCCCGTTCTGTGGTGGGGAGGCCAGAAAGGTTTTTCGGGGCGCTCCCGAGCTATGGGTGTCGTGCCATGTGTGCAACGCAAGCGGGCCTATGCGCGATGCCAGCAAAACCGCCATCGTCGCCTGGAACACCCGCGCCACCTCCGCCGAGGTCGCCGCGCTGCGGGCGCACGTGGCGAAGCAAGCCCGGATCATGGCTGTGCTTCTTGCGCACGCGTCATCGGCGCCTTTGACGGATGAGGACATGCAATGGGCGCGTGCTCAAGTGGCGGCACTGGAGCCCACGCGATGAGCGCGCGCATCTACGCCAACAATGAAACGCGGCGAGAAATCCGCCGCCTCATGCGGGAGGCCCAGCGCGTGGCCAAGGCCCTGAACCTGCGGATCACGGTCGATCCGGCCAAAGCGCGGTTACTGGATTTTACTCGCATTTCGGAACCCACGCGATGAGCGACGTGGTGGAGGCGATGGCGCGGGCGATACATGAAGCCAATCCCGGCGTGTATGGGCCGTGGTCCCAAATTATAAGGGCCGCAGCAGAAGGCAACAAACTGGCAGAGCGCACAGCGACGCTTCGACGCAATGAAGCCCGCGCCGCGATCCGCGCCGTCCACGAACACGGCGGCCTGATGGTGGGGAAGATGCCGGAACTCGTGGACAGCATGTCAAACCATGGCGACGGTTGGAACGCAGCGATCCGTAAAGTCCGCGCGGAAGCGGTGAAAGTGGAGGGGGTGTGATGCCAGAAATTGCCATGGATGAATTGGGCCGTTTTTGGGTTTTTAATGATGATGGGGAGGCATACGCAGGCCCTTACGACACACCAGAGGATGCGTTGGAAGCGCATCCAGAGGCCAAACCATGACCGCCCCTCGCGACTGCCGGCCGCCGGAGGACACGCCGGATGGGGCGATGCTATGGCTTCGGAACGACAAGGAAGATTCGTGGTGCGTCGTTCAATGGGACGCGCGCAACCGAGATGGGGCGCTGTTGTGGTGGCCAGTTGGCGGCGTGAAGCCGATCCAATTGAAACGCGACGGCTACCGTTTCCACTCCATCGCGGAGCCGCCCCATGAGTGAGCGCACATGTGAGACGTGCCGGTTTGCGTGGGGGCGCCAGTGTCGGCGCTGGCCCCCACAAGTGACGCATCCCGCACAATTTGCCGGCCCTTACACGAACTGGCCGGCGGTTCACGCAACCGACTGGTGCGGCGAACACCAGCCCCGCGAGGTGGCGGATGAGTGACCCCCGCTGGCTCGACATGCACGCGGCTGCGGAATGACACGGAGAAAACGGATGCCGATTGATCTGAATGCGGTGGCCAAGATGGCCCGCGACAGCGCCGACAAGGAAGGCGTGCGGACAATTGCGGCAATGCTGGACCATCCCAGCGTCTATATGGGAGGCCCCAGCCAACGCAACATGCGGCGGGCGGAACAGATAATCGCCGCCGCCGCGCCCATCATCGCCAAGGCTGAGCGGGAGCGGTGTGCGGTATGGCACGATGAACAGGCGGCAGGAGAGGATGCGCTCGCGAAATTGGCGCTCGGCCGGGATGATGAAGATTTTCAGCGGCACCGGCATATTGCCCGTGAGCACGTCAATTCCGCCGCCGCCATCCGCGCGCTAGGAGACGCGACATGAGCGCGCGCCCCCGCATTTTCGTGTTCGGCAGCAACCTTGCCGGTCGGCATGGCGCAGGATCGGCAAAGGCGGCTGTGCAACACCATGGCGCCATCTACGGCTGCGGCATGGGTAAGCAGGGGAACAGCTACGCCATCCCGACCAAGGATCGGAACCTGCAAGTGTTGCCGCTCGCCTTCATCGAAGAACACGTTGCGGCGTTTCTCGAATACGCTTTGGCTCATCCTGAATGGCAATTTGATGTGGTTGCCATCGGCTGCGGTCTCGCTGGCTACAAGCCAGAACAGATTGCCCCGATGTTTGCCGGGGCGTCGAACAACGTCCATTTGCCGAAGGAGTTCCGGCCATGAGCGCGCGCCCGGGGGATGTGATCGTGCAGGCGCTACAGACGCTGCACGGCAAAGACCCGGATTACGATGATGGCGTTGACGCCCGCGCCATCCTCGCCGCCCTCCGCACCGCCGGCCTCGTCATCGAACAGGGCTGGCAGCCAATCGAGACGGCGCCGAGGGATGGGAGGGAGGTTCTACTGTGGGTTCACGGCATTTACGTCATTGGCTGGTATCATCGCGGAGAATGGCGACACGGGCCTAAGGGGTATGCAGTCTCCCCCACCCACTGGCGCCCCCTCCCCACCCCGCCGGAGTGCCAGCCATGAGCCCCGAACCCTACGCCGAGGTCAACCCGCCGTTCCCCATCCCGCCGGCATGGATGCACAAGCTGCGGCCGGTGTCTGAATGGCCGCACGACGGATTGGGCCGCGTGTTTGCTTTGGTCTGGCAGGATCAGGGGCAGTGGATGGGTATGTGGGGCAAGTGGGATGAGCGCCCTCCCGCCGGCTTCATTGCCGACGCGGGGCTACACCGGACCAACGCGCTGGCCGGGACGCCGACGCATTTTGTGGATGATCGGGGTTAACGCTTCCCCAACATCGCCTTCATCGCCTCCATATCCGCCCGCATGCGTTCAAGCCGTTCCATCGCCGCCGCCATGTCGATTTGCGGCGGCATCGGCGGGGGCTTCGGCAGCGCAGGCGCGACAGGCACACGGCCACGAACGGCGTTCATCAGGGCGGCAAATCGGGCGCGGGCGGTGGCGAGCATGGGAACTCCTATGGGCGACGGGTGGAATCAATGGTGCGCTCGATGCGGTCCAACGATGAGCGCATGGCATCCTGGCTGGCCTTGATCGACGCTAGAGCCTCTACCGCCCTAAGCTGGACCTCGGCCATCTTGCTGTCGTTGGATTCAAGAATAGTCACGCGCCGTTCTTGTGTATCCAGTCGCGCGGTTTGACTGGCCGCCCACCAAACCCCGGCGGCGGTCTGCGTCAGGATTGCGAGGATCAGCGCTATCGGCACCCTCTTATCCAAATTCCAGTTGCTGGCTTCTGTCTCGTCACTCATGGCGCAGTGCCCCGTATTTTACCACAACCCCCGCGCGAACATCGTCAACGCGGCGTTAAATGGCCGCTAATAACCAATTGCCAGATACGTATAACCAAGCGCCGCCGAAGACCCGAGGTTGAACCCGGATGTTGTGTAGCCGCCCGATGCTACGGTGACGCTGCCAGGGGTGCCCCCCCCATAAGTGGGCGACACCAAAACTTGAAGGCATCCAGTGCTGAACGAACTTGAAAACGTCACCGCCGTTGTTCCGGCGCCCCCGACAGAGCCGTTGCCCCACCGCAGTTGCAGCCCGCTCGGCAGGCTGGCGGAACCCGCGCTAGTGAGCGTTGCGGGAAATTGAGAATAATTCACGACCTGCGTCCCGGTCGTGCCATTGGCCGCAGTCGTGACGCCGGATACCGCCAGCGTGCCGGTAACGGTGCTATTGCCCGTGACGCCTGCCCCGCCACTGGCCACCGTCAGGCCGGTCAAGCCGCTGAGAGTGCCGGTGATCGTGCTGTTGCCGGTCACGGTCGCGCCGCCGCTGGCCACCGTCAACCCTGTCAAGCCGCCCAGCGTGCCTGTGATCGTGCTGTTCCCCGTGACGGTCACGCCCCCCTTGGAGACGGTCACAGCGTCCGAGATGGCCATGGTCCCGGTCACGGTGCTGTTACCCGTCACCGTCACGCCGCCCGCGCTGACTGTCGCGCCGCCTTTCGTGATCGTGATGCCATCGCCCACGATGATGCCGGCCGTGGTAACAAGGCTCGCCGCATTGATGGCGTTCACCGCCGTGATGCTGTTGCCGTTGGCGTTCAGGGTGCCCGTCATCGGGGTCTGACCGTCCGCTGCCAGGCTGCCCGTCAGTGCCGACGAAATGTCATTCAGGACCGTCATTACGTCCGTTGCGCTGGCCGTCTGGCCGTTGACGAACGGGCTTGGAGGGGCGGGGAGTGAATAGACGCCAGCGCCAGAACGGGGCATGTCAGGGGGCTCCCATATTCGGCAACGCGCCGGAAAGTTGATGCACCAGCAGCGCCCGCATCAAATCAGGCGTAAGCGTCGGGGCGGCTGCGGCTTGGTTTCGGAGGTAGGCTTGCCCGGTGTCGCTGTTCATCAGCATTTGGGCGATGCGTGGGAGCGCAAGGGAGCCCACAGCGCCGGCCGCAGCACCCAGCGGGCCACCCACCATGGCGCCCGATCCAGCGCCGCCACCGACAAGCGAGCCCGTCAACATATTGTTTGCATACGAACGGCCTGCCGTGCCGCTGTCCGGCGGCGGCTTAACCACCGCCTGCCCAATGCGGGCTAGTTCGTTAAGGTCGCCGCGCCCATACACGTAGCCACGCCCCGTGGAGGCATCCAGCGCCTGCCGCAGCGCAACCGGACTCATCATGCCTTCTGCGGCCCCGCCCCCAGCCCTACCGGCTGCGTTGGCAATGACCATGAGGTTCGCGTATTCGCGCCGGGCTTGCTGCCACGCTTGGGCATCGGCGGGGGAAATGCTGGCATCCATGGCGGTGCGAAGCCGCTCCCGAAGATCGCCAAGCGCAGCCCGAAGGTCGCCGTTGCCGGTGCTGCGGATGCTGCGGCCTAGTTCGCTATCCAGCATCCGATACGACGCGCCGGGGATTGTTGGCGGCACGTTCGGGGCTGCCGATGGCGACGCCATGCCGCGCAACTGCTCAATGCGAGCGCGCACCGGGCCAGCGGCTTCGGGGGGGATAAACCGCAGGCTGTCCGTGATCTGCTGCAACTCTGCGTCAAGTTGCGGCGTGAACCTCAGCGTGTTCCTGTTGGCAATCTCGCCAATCGTCCCGCCGATGCGATCCCGCGCCGCGTTGATGGTGGCCGGCATCGTGTCGTCTACGTTTTCGCCTGCGCGCCGCATTGCCGCTGAGATAAACGCCCTGTTCTGATCCTCGCGAATGGCCCGCTGCGGCCCTGACGTGAACGGCAATTGCTCAAACTGCGCTTCCACGTTTTGCAGGAACCGACTGCCCGTCGCCTGCCCTGCCGTCAGGGGAATACCCTCGCGCTCTGCCCCCTGCACCAGCGCCTGCCGGCCGGGGCTGTTGACGTTCGGGACCGGGGTCACAATGCGCCGCGCGCCCGCGATGGCCAGAGGTGTTGCGAGCGATGCCGCCATGCCAAGCGCCGGAGAGTCCGTCTCGTTGGCCACGTAGCCACCAACGCCTGCGCTCGCCGCCTGCGTCAACGGGCTGGTCGTGAGCATGTTACCCAGCGCGCGGGCTGCCGGGGCTGCGGCGTTCACCAGCGGCGCACCGGCATTCATGGAAGCCAAGCCGCCCGCTATCGGCTCGATGATGGCCGAGTTGCGCTTTTCCGCCGCTGTCTCCGGCTCGGGCAGCATCAACGCATCAGCAAGGGTCTTTGCACGTTCGGCGATCTTGCGGCGGGGCGGTTCGCTGCCGTCCGCCGTCATGGTGCCGGGCATGCGGGGCATAGCCGACGCCAGCGCGTCAAAGGCCATACCGGGGAGCGAACCCGCCGCGCCTTGGATCACGTTCCGCGCGCCAAGGCCAAGGCCGCGAAAGCCTTGTTGCATAAGGCTGGGTTGCGGTGCTGGCGCCTCGGACGCAGGCACGCGGAACGCCGCCCATGGGTCATCGCCCGCCGCAGGGGATGTACGGAACGCCGCCCACGGATCAACGGAACCGCTCATGGGACGCGCCCCATTGTGCCGTCAGGGAGTTGAATAGGGGTGCCGCTCGGCAGCCTCATGGCTTCTTCAGGCGAGTTCACCCGCACAGGCCCGCCCTGCCCCGGTTGCGGCGGCTGCGCACCCGGCAGCCCCGGCGCGGCAGGCGGCGCAATTTGCCCACGGAAGCCGCCGGGAATCTCCGCCTTCATGGCCGAGATAGCCTGCTCACGCGCCCGCGCCTTCTGCGCTTGAACCACAGAGGAATCGCCCGGCATCGTAAAGAACCGCGATTGCACATCAAGCAACTCGCTCGGCGTGAACGCGGCGCCGGTTTCCTTACGCAGCACGCCCGCTGCGAACTGGCGCAGGGCGTTGAAATACCGTTGATTGTCGGAACTCAACCCGAGATTGAGCGCGCCTTCGGGAAGGTTACGCCATGCCGCGATGACGGCAGGGCTTGGAGGGTCTTTCAACTCCGCCAAGATGCGGTTGCCTTCCGTCATCGCAAGGCCAAACATGTTGGCTTTACCCTGCGCTTCCGTGAGTGTCCCTTGATCGCCCGCGCCTGTGCGCGTGATGGTGCCGCCCGGAACCTGCGTTGTGGTGCTAGGCGGGCCGCCCTGCGCCGAAGCTGCGGGATTGGTGGGATTGGGCGCAGGGCCACCCGCACCCGCAACAACCGGCTGCCGGATGCTGGGGGGAGGCGTGGTGCGGATGGTGATAACCGTTCCGTCTGGCTGCACCTGCTGACGTTCGCCGTAGAGCCTTTGGAACGCCGCCGCATAAGCCGGGCTAGCGGGGTCGGATGCCGGATTGGTCACGAGACGCAAGGACGATGCTTCGGGGCTGGTGCCGGGAAACGTTTCGGGCGACGCCCCTGCCGCCGGCATCAGCCCATCAACCGGCCGCTGCCCGCCGCGGCTACCGAACCGCACCAGCATGGGCCTACCATCCGGCCCCGCAACTTCCATCGGGGCGGCAAACGTCTCCTGCCCCTGCGCCGCCAGCATCCGCGCCTCACGCGCCGCCGCAAGCGCCTCCTGCCGCGCGTCGCGTTCGCGCTGGTAGGTGTCCTGATACTGGAACTGAAAGCCCGGCAGCGCGCCCGCCGCCGTCCGGTTCCCCTGCCCCGCCATACCAGACAGCGCCGCGATCATCTCGGCGTTTACGGGCCGCGCGGCAGGCTGCGGTGCGGGCTGTAGCATCCCCTGCGGCACAACCTCCGGGCCACCGCCAGCGGGCGCCGTGGGCTGCTCGTAAGACTGCCCGGCAACCGGGTTGGGCATCGGCATCTGGAAACCTGGCACGCCAGCCTGCGCCAACTGCGACGCTTCCTCAGCCTTCTTCTGGCTGCTCTGCCCGACCATATCGGCAAGCATCTGCCGCTCGGATTCCTTGCCCTCGCGTTCCTCTTGGCCTGACACGTAGCCGCCAACCGTGCCTTGCAGTGCGCGGGCCAAACCTTCCACCCAGCTATTTACAGGGGCGGTAGAAGCGCCTTGTTGCATTAGCGCCTTCGCCCATTGGTTCCCGCCTTGCCGCTGCCGCAGAAGCGCGCTTTGCAGTTGAAACGTCTGAACCGGATCATCGCCCCGAATGGTGGGCATGCTGTAGCGGTCAGCCATTTTGCAACGCCTTCCCGTAATCAACGGCCATGAACCCGTTGGGCATCGTCACCACGGCATCAGGTTTCACGTGCAACACGTCCTGCGCCATGAGGCCCATACGCGGGGTGTCGTCGCCCTTGTATTGGAAGGCGTAGATGGGTAGCCCGTTGTCAGCCGTGCCGATGCGGCGGATGTTGTCCTTCAGACGGGCATCGGAAATCGCAACCAAGCCAGGGCCATATTTCATTGCCGCCCCGCCCAACGTGCCAGCCAGGCCAAACAGCCCGCCCATGGCCGCGTTGTTGGCTTGGTTCTGCGCGTTCCACGCCGCCAACTGGCCCTGATACTGGTTGTTGTAGGCCCCCATCACATCGGTTGGCGCCACGTTCACAGGCTGCGTCGGGTTCGCCTGCGGCACGTTCACCTGCGATCCCGACAGCAGCGCCGAAACCTCGTTCAGCGGCATGGAACGAAGCGCCGCCTGCTGGTTGATCGCCTGCCCCACGGTGTTGCCGGCGTTCAAATCGGCCGCCATGAGCGCGTCGTTGCGGCCCTGTTGGAACGTGCGGAACTCGCGTTCCCAGCCCTCAGAACCCGGTGTCAGCCCGCTATTCAGCAGGCGCGACCGAAGCCCTTCCTCAGCCGCAGCAATGGACGGGTTGATGCGCCCCATCTGCGCCGCCAGCGCCCTATCCCGCTCGGCCGCCCAATCGACGTTCACGGGTTGGGAAAGTTGGCCCCTCACCGCGTCCAGCAGGTTGTTCGCCGTCTCGCCGTAGGTGGTCTGGCCGCGCTGTGCGAGGTCAAGAAGCCGCTGTTGTTCGGGCGAAAGCGTGGTGGTCTGCGTCCATCGGTCCTGCCCCGGAACCTCCGGCGTAGGCACGCCTTCAAACCGGGCACGCACGGCAGCCTCATCAAACGCCGCCGGGGATTCTGTGTAGGTGGCAGCGTTGTTGCCTCCCTGATCGCCCGCGCCAGAAAACACGGTGCCCGTCATCTGCGGCGGCCCGCTTTGGAACTTCGCGCGCTCGGCCTCAACCTGGCTGTTGATCCATGCATTCCGATCCATCGGCGCGGCGCCCTGTGAATAGCGCACTTGTCCGTAAGGCGTGACCTGATCCACGCGGTTAAGGTTCGCCTGCAACCGCGCCGTCTTGGCGTTCGCGTCCGCCTGCGCATTGGCCGTGACGGTCGGATCGGGCGCGGGAGGGGGAGATCCGGCACTTTTACCCATTACGCAGCTTCCTTCAAACGCCACTTCGCCCGAAACTCAGGCGCCGTCATGCCGAAGATGCGCGCATGCCGACCGCGCCCGAATTGGTGGCGCAACGTCGCCTCAGACTTCATGCCGATCCCCTCGTTGAACCGGATCGCCCGCGCGTTGTCCGCCGGGATACACGTCCACACCTTGAAGCATCCGTATTGCTCAAACGGGATAGCGAGGATGCCCCGGATCGTTTCGCGCTGTGCCCACGTCACCGACACCGCCGCCATGCTGATTTGAACCGTTCCGGCTTCGGGCTGGTAATCATGGAAAACCACACCCGCCAACGGACGCGCGCCACTGGCCACCGCAACGGCCACGCACGGGCCGAAGCCATGCGCCCCGACGTGCGGAATTTGACGCGCCACCCATGCCGCCACGGCTTCATCGCGCCCGGTGATGATGCGGTTCGGGGTCATATATAGCCGCCCCCCTCATAGAGAATATCCGTCGCCATGAGGTTCATGGATATCGTCGTTGTCGAAACCTTCATGTGCGGCGCCACCGCGTAGCCCGTGCCGCTGACGCTGATCCAGTCGCGCTGTAGCTGGTAATCGCCGCCCCAAAGGAAAAACCCCCACACGGAGGTTCCCCACACGCCGGCCGTTACCGTGGATAGGGACGCCGCGCCGATGGGGCTGCTGACGAAATCCACCGACACGCCAAACGAGGTCGAAACGGTGCCGTTCGTCTGGAAAATCGGCCGGGCCATGGTGAAGCGCTTGAAGGCGCCCCGCGCGCCGGCATACTGGTAGGAGCCCAGCCATTCCGCGTTGATGGCCGCCCCGCTATCAGACGTGCCAGCCTCGGCCAGACACACAATACCCGTCGTGCCGCCGAAGTAGAGCGCGCCATTCAGACAAGCCCACGCGGCGCCGTTCATGCCGGTGTATTGCCCCCACGCGCCCGTGAGCGTGTTGACGACGTATTGTGTGTAAACGCTGCCACCCTGCGGCACGTTGAACACCATCATATTCCGGGCTGAATACAGCGCCGCGCACCAGCCGCTTTCGGTGCCGTAATTGCGGACCGCCGCCGTAACCGCGTTGCCGATCTTGGCAGACAGCGCCACACGCTGCGCCTGCGACTGGCCGAGTTGGAGGTATTGGCCGAGGGGCTGAAACCCATCCTCGCACATCAACACGAGGTCGGGGCCAAGCCGGATGACGCTATTCGGGCCCGCCACCGGGCGCCCCACCACAAACCGCGCGCTGATGTTCCACGTCCCACCGGGAAAAATGCCGGTGAAGATAAACACCTCGCCCTGATCGGTGACGGCCACGAACATCTCGTTTGCGCCGGCCGATGCGTTGTCGCGCGTCCATGTCTGGATCGCCACGATCTTGCCGCCCTGCGTGGCCAGCGGGCCTAGGTCAAACTCCGTCAACGCGCCCTGATAGGTGCCGACCGCGAGATACCAAATCGAAAGGCTGTTCGTCTCGGCGTAGTAGAGCCGGTTGTTGAAGCTGCACACGCTGCTGAACGTGATAGCCGCCGGAACGCCGCCGATCGTATTCGCCGCCGCCGTCATCGTCGCGCCGTCGTAAACCTGCGGCGTGGCATCGCCGTTGACAGTGATGAGGTATTGCCCGGCCGCCGTGGCAAAATTCGTGGAGGCCCAATATCCGCTGGTGCCCACCGTGGCCAACGCGGCTGGCGTGGAGGTCGTCACGTCCCACCATTTGCCGCCGGAGTAAGCCAACAGGTCATCGGCGCTGCCGGAGGAATACGTAGCCAGCGACGTGACAGCCGCCGCCGTGCCAGTGTTGCAATGGGTCTGGCTGCCACCACGCAGGCGACAGAACGTGGTTTCGGGAAACCAGTTGATGAGCGTCACGGCTTCGTTCGGCGCCATGTCGTCAAGCGCGCTCGATGCGTTCCACCCCCCGACAGGAGCCGGAACGGTATGGCTGCGGGCGCGAATGGGAACGCGCGCCGGGCGGATCACGGGTTGCCAGGTCCGGGGAAGAAACCATCCGGCGTGGAAGCCGGAGAGATGAAAATCGGCCAACGCCGCCGCGCCATATCCAGCGTAGGCGAACCGCCATCGCGCCCCTGCGACACAGACGCCAGCAGGTTGTAATCCCGCTCAAACCGGGTGGCGTCGAAGCCCTTTACGGAGAAGAACATGTATTTGATGCCGGCAATCATCACGCGGTCATCGAACACGCAGGCATCGGTATCCAGCACGAAACCGCTTTGCGGCGTGCCAGCGCTGTTCTGCGCCCAATACGCCGAGAGATACTCATAGGCGAACGTTGCTGGAGCATCTTGCGCCGTGGGAGGGGGCCAGATGCGGAACACGTTGGAACCGCGCCCAACCTCGCGATAGCGGCGCCTCGGCCCCGTGGTGACGATCCCAGAAACAACCCACTGGTATTCCTGCGGAGACATAGGCCCGCGCAGCTCCCAATGGTTCGTGCGGTCCCACTGCGTCCGGTTGATGAACGTCTGAAAGTCGGCGGGGACCGCGTAGGTATCGCGAGCAATCACGATATCAACGCCCGTGCCGCTCGCCGTGGCTTGCATGTCCATAGTCAGGCTGTCATCGCCCGGCATGTTGACGGTGATTTCCGTCACGCGCGAAGCAACCTGAATGCCGTTGCCAGACACCACGTAAACGGTTGGATCAAGCCCCAGCAGGTCCGCCGGGATATCAGCAATCCCCCGGCTGCCTTCCGTCACGGTGCCGGTTGTCGTGATTGGCGCTTCAACGTTGATGATGGCCTGCGTTTGCAGCGCCACCCATTCGCCCCGGCTCAGGAGGTCGTCACCAACCGCGTTTGCCAGGCCAAACAACTGCTGCGTCTGCTGGTCCGTCGCGCCCGCAACAGTCGCCGGCACGGGAAGGCCCATCTCCCGCGCCGCACGCTGCACCAAAGTAAGGAGCGACGAACCCACGGCTTAAGCGCCCAACAGGGACACGAAAGCAGTCGTCGAAACGCGGCGGATCAGGCGCCCCTTGTTCTGTGCAATCGACACCGAAGCATTGGCGCTGCCTTGGTCGATGGTGCAGCCGGTCGGGGGGAACAGAAGCCCGGTCGTGGCCGTGATGGTGTAAACCTCCACCGTATCGCCAACGCGCATCCCGCTATCAATGGTGCATGCCGTCTGGCTGGCCGCCGTGGTCAGCAGGCACACATCGCCGCCATACACGATGGGCGAGGAACCGCCCTGTGCCGTGCCGGCGCCGGTAATGCTTCGGATGGTGTCGCCAAGCTGAGATGCCAGCCCAGCAGGCATGCCGGCGCCCATCAGGGACGTAGTGAGTGCAGCCATGGGTTAGCCCTCCGTTTCGTCGGTGTCGTCAGAACGCGGGCGCCCACGCCGGGGCCGCGCTTCCGCAAGGGCCGCTAGCTGCCGCTCCATGCGCTCAACCTGCTCCTGCAACGCCTCGCGTCGTTCGCGTTCGGCATCCAGTTCCGCTTGAAGCTTGCTGGCGCCGGCCATGCTGGAAGCGTGGTCTAGGAACTTCTGCGCCCGCTCCACATGCGCGCGGCCACCCATGCCGAGGCGCATAATCCCAGGCTCAGTAAGGCCCGCCATCTGTTCCGCCGTGAAAATGTGCAGAGCCTGAAATTGGCGCACAAGCTCCGGCTCATGGGGATACAGCGTCTCAATCGGGGTGCCGCTCTGCGCTTCGTTGCTGCGGCCTGCCTCATAGGCGGCCCACTGGCGCGGAAACTGAAACTTGTGTTCGTCGCGGACTTCGATGTGGTGAATGTCGCGCTCGCCGGGATGGATCAGCTTGAGCATGTCCACGGGGTCGTAAATCGGGCGGCCCGCCTGCTGCGACTGCACGCCGTTGATCTTGTGCCCGCGATAGAACTCAACGTAGCGCCGGTCTGCCTGCTGCACCGTGCCGACGTGGCCTTGCCATGCGATCTGCGACGGGGAAGACGGGGGCATTAGGTCAGACATGAAACCTCGCTGTGAAGGAGGCGGGGGCCGAAACCCCCGCCCTCCGGTTAGTCGTCAGTCCCGATGGCCGGGAAGTTGAGAACCGCCGCAGCGGTGTTGCTGGCCGCCGTGGCAACCAGAGTCAGGCCCGTGACCTTCACCGAGTTGCCCGCCGAAGCCGCAGCAATGCGGCCCGCCGTGGTGCTGCTCGAAAGCACGATGTTGGCCGCGCTGGTGGTCGCCGCGTTGACGGCAGACGCGAAGCCCGCCACCTGGAGCCAAAAGCCCTGGCCGCTGGTGACAGTGGCGCCAGCCTTGCCCACGATCTTGCCGAGGAAGCCCTTACCCGTGGCGTTGGTCAGGGCCACCGTGGAGAAGGTGGACATGGTTGCGATCACGCACACGTCGTTCGCCGTGATCGAGCCGCCGGCCAGCACGAAAATCCACTGGCCCGCGTTGCCAGCGTTGACACGGGTGCCAACCTGGAACGGGAAGCCGGGGTATTCCGGGACGCTGGTGCTGACGGTGTAGGACTCAGTGAAATTGGCGCCTTCAACGCCAATCGCGAGATTTGTGCCGCTCATTGTCTGTGTCCCCCTTAGGCCACAAGGACGCCCTGGAGGCGCGCGTTCGAGAGGGTCATGTTGCCGGCCCAGCCGATCAGCTTGACCATAGCATCCTGGTTGACCGAGAAACGATCAGGATCGAGCGGCACCATGTTGCGGTCGCGATGCGGCCGATACATGATGTAGTTCGTATTCAGGAAATACATGCTATTCGTCGGCGCGCCGCCCGTGCTCGGGTTGCTGTCGGACGAATAGCCCTGGAAGCCGCCGTCAAGGATAACGTCGATGGAGCGCCCGGAGCCGTAGTATTTCAGGCCGGTGAAGCCCAGCCCGGCGGACTTCTCATCCGTCACACGCTGAATGGCCTGCATGCTTTCCAGAAACAGGCGGTAGTAATTCGTGTCCGCCACGATCAGGTCAGGCCCGTCATTGCCGCGCACAAGCTGCAACGCCACGCGGTTCATGTAGGACTGAATGTTGGCCGAGGTCGCCGCCGCGCCGCCGTCCGTGGCAGACGAGAACTTGATGTTCTGCCAGAACGTCCACGTTGCGCGGTCAATGCCGCCGATGGTGCCGGAGGTCGGGGAACTGGAAACCAGCGCCTGAAGGCCGGTCATCTGGCCAGTAGCGGTCCCGTCGCTGTAGGCATCGGCTGCCAGGCCGTTCATGAACGTCTGTTCGGCGTTCTCAATCCGGCTTTCCAGCAGGTCAATCACCGCTTCCTTGCCGGAGTTCTGGAGCATCTCAAGCCCAGAAATTGACACGGCCACGGCAGCCTGCCGGATGGGGTATTCCGCCGCCGTGATGACGTCGGACGGGCTGATGTTCAGCACTTCATACCCGGAATAGCGCTTGAAGGTGCCATTCTGCGCGTAGCTGATTTCCTGCACGATGGTTCGGCCGCCGCTGAACGGCTTTACCTTGCCGCGCTCGCGAAGGCGGTTGAACAGGGCGTTGTTGCGGGTCACGTTGTCGGCGAGCTTGCCGGAGCGATTACGGAGCGTGGTCGTCACGATCTCCGAAAGATTGGGCGATGCCATGTGGCAACACTCCTAGATGGGGTTAATGGAGAGCCCCGTCCCAAGCCGCACTGAGGACACCACGCACCGAATCCGGCACCGCACCGTTTCCAACCATCGGGGGCGCACCGCGCACCGATACCGCCTTGCCCTTGGCTTCCGCCGCGCGCTTGGCCTTGTCCGCATTGGCTGCCTTCTCGGCATCCGCTGCGATGATCTTGGAAACGTCAGGGTGCGCCCGGCAGGCCATCTCGTAGGCACGCGGCAAGTCCAACGCCGGATCAGCTTGCATCAACGCGCCCATGTAGCTGCGGACGGTCGGAAAGTGCCGGTGCTCGGGATTGGCCGCGAATTGGCGGATGGTCTGTTCGATGGTCTGCGTGGCGGTCTGTTCGGCTGCCTGCTCGCGCTCTGCAATCTTGGCTTCAAGATTACGGACGTGCGCAACAAGCTGCGTGATTTCGTCTTGCGGTTGTGACGGGTTTGCCTCGGCCTGCGGGAACGGCACGCCATACTGACGGGCCAGCACCGCGATAGCCTCGGCGGGGCGGGTTTCAAGCATGCGCTGCGCTTCAAACAGGCTCGCCAACGCTTGCGGGGCGGGGATGCCTCGTGCGGCGTAGAGAGGTTCGTATTGCTTCAGCACGGATTGCACGGGTTCCAATGCCCGTGCGGTTTCGGCGGCTTTGGCTTCCCGCTGCGCAATCAACTCCTGCGCATCACGGGGAAGCGTGGCCCACCGGGAAAGGTCGTCGGCACTCAGCGTAGCGGGCGCCTCAATCGCGGGCGCCTCGGCTACGGGTGCGGTTTGTGTATCACCGGAAGCGGTTTCGTGATCGACAACAGGGCTTGCCGCTCGTTCGTGATTGGCAAACCGCCCCTTGTCGTCGCGATCCGCCTCCGGCGCGTCATGCTCGTCAAACGCAGCGCCAATGGCCGAACGTAGGTCATCCGCCGCGCTGGTGTCGGTGGTGGCGTCAGGGGCCGGTGCGTCTAGCGTCTCGCTCACTCATACACCCTTGTTGCAACCCCCGACAGTTCGGAGGGTTCAGACGAAGGCGGAGGCGTGTAACCGGATTCAATCTGTTCCATGGCCGCCGCAATGTCTCTTTTACGGTCTGCGCGCGTAAGGCGGGGCTTTGTTTGGCTAGTCCGCCAATCATTGCCGACCTCTACAAGCCCATGTGCCCGCGTGACTTCACGGAAGCGGCTTTTGCTGTCCATCATCTCGCCCGTGGCCGGGTGCATGGCGTGTTCCATGCTGTCCCGCACGATGTATGGCGTCTTGCGTGGCGCAGGCTTCCAGTCCGTCACGTCAACAAACGTGCCATCGTGCCAGACATATTTACGCTTCATGCGATCCCCAACAAAAAAGCCGCGTCGTCGTCATCGTCGGCATCCGCCCGGCGCTTGGCCTCGGCCTGCACCAGCGTCGAAAGCCGCGCCACCACGGTAGAAAGCCGTGCGTATTGCTCGGCATCGTCAGCCACCCGGCGCCAATCCACTTCCGCCGGCTTGGGAGCGCGCTGGACGGCTTCGGCCACACGCGGGGCATCATCGGTCGGCATCTCGGCTGCCAGCCCTAGCGCGGCTTCCAGGGACAGCCGGAGAGCCTGTGCATCGGCTAGGCGTTCATCGTCCGCACGCTGGCGCAGGGCTTCGATGCGGCGCAGGCGGCGGGAGCGTTTGATGCCGTCGTGGGTGTCGGCGCCATCCACCACGAAGGGCTGTAGCGTGGCGGTGATCTCGGCCGTAATCGGGATGGTGCCGGTGATCGTGGCCGAGAGGGGCGGGTAGATAAACGGAACGGGAGCCCTGCCCCGCGCCGTGCCTGCCCATGGATCGCGCCCCAACCTCGCCACTTCCGCCGGTAGCAGCGCCCGGTTGAAAAACCGAACGCTCTGCATCTGGCCGTTGATGTAGCCGGTAGCGCCCGCGTCGTTCCCGAAGCGCAGAGGCAATGATTGGTAGGTTGGCGCCGTGATCGTTTTTGAATCACGAGAGCGCCCGTTGATGTAAATAGTCGCTGTGGTGCCGTTCTGCGTGTAGCAGACGTGATTTAGGCGCCCATCCATAATTTCTTGGAACAACGCGCCTGCAAACGTCACCTGCCCGGCGGCTGCCAGTGAATACAGGGATAGCGCGGTGGTAGCCGCCTCCCGGAAGAGGCTCCATTCAGTCACGCCGCCGGATGCCTTGGAGAACAAGTTCCCGTATGTGATTTGAGAGGCATACAGGCCACGCACCCAGAACGAGACAGTGCCGCCGCGTACGAAATCATAGGCGGTGTTGGCCGGCGCCTCCACGTAGCTACCGGATGCCCACGTAAGGCCCCGCGCCGTCCATGCGGGAGAACTGATAAGCGCGGCGGATTGGGCTGAAACTGCATTGCGCGCCCGCGATCCGGCCCCATCCATAAGCGGCCAGAAGCCAGCAAGCCCCTTATTGATCGGGTCCGCGCCGTCTAGCCTAATCCGTGCCTTCGCGCCGGGCATTCATCACGCCACGGTGTAGGTGATCGGGCGATATGCGACGATGTTGCCAGACGCCGCCACCGCCGCGCCCGTGAAGTTCACAATGATGATGGAGAAACCATCCGGCATGGTGTCGTAAAGGTCCGACAGCCGCAGCGTGGCTTGGATGACCTGATCCGCCGTCGTGTAGGACAGGGCGCGCAATAAGTCGAGATTGTTCGTGGTGGTGGTGCCGGCAATCGTGTAGGCGCCCTGCGTGCCGCTCGGCAGCGTCGTGGTGCCGCCATCGGCCTGATACCACGTAGAGCCGTCGAAAACCGCAGGGCTGACGAACACATACACGGCGCGATCATTAGCCGGCGCGGTGTTGGCCATATCCAGCTTAATCAGGATTTCGTAATCCAGCGCCAGCGTGGACAGGTTCGATACACGATCCGACTGCCAGCCCGCCGTGGCCGAATTGGCAAGGCTGTTCAGGTTCGTGACCGTCAGCGCCGTGTAGGTGCCGTATGCGATGTTCTGAATTGCCATCTTAAGCCACCGTCACGTCAAACCACGTCGCGCCGTCCCAATAGGTGCCGTATCGCTCCCACGGGTTCAGCGCGTTCAAATCGGCCTGGCGCCGGAGGTAGGACATTTCCAGCATGGCGCGGGCTTCTTCCTCGGTAGCCTTGGGCGGCTTGGTGAGGTTGTCCACCACCTCCACGAAGCGCCCGGCCCGGAAGTCGCCAATCTCTTCCGCCGTGATATCGCGAACCACACTTACGGCTTGCGGGTTGGCGTAGAATTGGCGCCGCTCGGCCGGCACGTCCAACCAGAACGCCACGCGGTAGGATTCATCCACCGATCCAAGCGCCAGCCGGTCAAGCAGGATGATCTTGCGCATCATGCGCCCCCTACGGTGATCGTCACGCCGGTTACGGTGCCGTTCTGCGTGGCGTTGATGGTGGTGTTGTCAATTTCCATCGTCCCGCCGCCGCCCGTGGCTGTAACGTTGCCTTGCGCGAAGCACACCGCGCCCGATGTGTAGAGCCGGAACGATGCCGCTACGCCCGTGGCGCTGCCGGTGAACGTCCACGTCCCTGCCTTGGTGCAAACGCCCGCTGATGCCGTCAGGGCTGGGTTGGGCAGCGTGGCCGTGGTCAACGCGCCGGATGGATCAGCCGCCGCGCAATTGGCCGGCACAGCCCCGGAGAAAATCTTAATCGAGCCGGCCGCCGCCGCCGTGACGATATCGCCCGCCATGGTGTTCCGCAGCGTGGTCCCGAGTTGCAGCGCCATCAAACGCCCTCCGGCACGCTGATAGCCTCGCTAATCCGCCCATCCGGCCCGCGCACAGCCTTCGCACGGCGCGGCGCCAGAACGCCCTTGAGAACCGTCTCAAGCCCCGCCATCGTCTCGGCCTGCGCCTGCTGCTGCTGCTGGCCCATCTGGCCCATGGCCTGCGCAAGCTGCTGCATCGCTTGCTGCACCGCCGTTACTTCGGTCATGTCCCTGTCCATCTGCTCGGCGCGGCGCTTCTGTTCGGCTGCCTCGGACTTCAGCGTGAGGTCGCCCGCACGGATGGCCTGTTCACGCATGCCGATATCGCGCTCATGCACCGCGCGCTGTTCTTCAAGCGACACCTTCCGGTCCTCTAGCTGCTGTTGAGCGGCTTTGAGTTGCAGTTCAGCCGCCCGGAACTCGTTGTCCGCCTGTAGCTTCTGCGCATCCATCGCAATGCGCTGTTGCTCAACCTGCGCCTTGGTCTGTGCGTCTATCTCTTCCGGGGTCGGTTGCTTCGGTTCGGGGTTCTGCTGTGCTTGGGCAAGCTGCTGCAACGCCGTCTCGAACACGCTTTCCATCTCGCGGCCAACGGGGAAGCCACGGATGCCGAAAAGGAGCATTTGCCCCGCCAACTCGCCCAACGCGGGGACTTGCATGGCGAGAGGAACGGCTTCGCGGAGGAAGTTGCCGGCCATCGACAAGAACGCCACACGGGATTCCTGTTCCTCCTGCTGATCGGCAATAACGGTGCTATCAACCTCAATGTCGATGCGGAAGCCCCGCACCTGATCGTTCTTCAGCAGCGCAATCGCCGCCTGCGCCAGTTCCGGGCTGGCCCCCGTGCTGTTCTGGTAGTCCGACAGGAGCATCAACGTCTGAGGCTCGAAGTGCTTGCAGATAAGTTCGCCAGTCATCCGCACCATATCGCGGCAGAACCGGGCCACGTCCTGCACCCGGTCACGAAGGCGAAGCTGCGCAAACTGCCCCTTGATGCGCTCGGCCGTTGCCGTGGCGCTGGCCATACCCTGCCCGCGCACAATGTCGCTGATGCCGGTGATCTCGTAGAGGTCGCGCTTCGTGGCTTCCTTCACCAACGCCAACTGCGCCAACGCCTGCGCCATCGTGTCCAGCGGCAGGAAGTCAACCGCGCCTTTGAAGCCGCCACCCTGTGCGAACGAAGCCCAATTGTTCACCGGGATAAGCTGGTTGTCGACGCCCTCGTTGAACACGCGCTGCACACCATCAGCCGCCGCGTCATACACGCCAACAGCCTTGATCGCCTGCGACAGCCGGGCAATGCGGCCCTCTAGTTCATCCAGAAGTTCCGCCTGGTCCTGATACATCACGAAATCAGCGCGCGGCAGAACGCTATTCGTGGCCGTGGTGGCGCTCAGCGGGCGGGGGCACGGGAAGAAGTCTGCCAGCTTCAACGGGTCATCGCGCTCATCCAGCGGCGCATCGCCGTAGTCGGGGCAAATCCAATAGACTTTGCGGCTCGGCTTGTCCCAAATCTCATACACAACCGCGCGCTGGAAGAACTGGAACTGCGTGCTTTCCTTGTCCACGCCATCCGGTGCCCAGGTCATCGGCACACCGCGGAACATCGCCCCGAAGCGCTCAACGCCTTCGTCGCGGTCCACAAGCACGCGCCGGCCAACCCAGCGGACTTCCTGCCAAATGCGCGCGGCGTTGTGCAGCAAGTCTTGCCAGTGAACGTAATCCCAGCAGACTTCCTCGTATGTGATCTCGCGCGGGTTCTCGACGGTGTTCGTGATCTGGTAGCCGTCGTTCTCCGGGCCATCCTCGCGCGCTTCAGCCGCCTCGCCCTGAGTTGTCAAGGAATCCTTGACAACTGGCGGCACCATTTTCCCGGTGTCGGGAATATGGTTTGCCCCCTCCATCGGGGCCGCTTCGCCGCCCTCCAGCGCCTCACCCGCCTGCACCTGTGCCGCGTCGATATCCCGGAAATGCGGTTCGTAGCGCACCCAGCACGTCCCACGCCCCGGCACGAGGTAGTCATCAACCGCCTGCGAGGTCGTCTCGTGCCAGTCCGACATTTCAATGCTTGTCGCAATGGCGCGCTGTAGGATCGTGCTGGCCGCGCGTCCTACCGGGTCTGCGTCCAGATACCGGCGCTGCACAATCGGCTTCGGCGGCTTGGCATACACGGCCGGCTTGAGCGTCTGAACGTTGCTCCAGAAGATGTTGAAGCGCCGTTCGCCGCGATCTACCTCGCGTCGTTCATCCAGATACCGGGCCTCAATCCGCGCGCCACGGTCCCAAAAGCGCTGCATGGACTGCTCTGCCAGGCGGATTTCAGCAATCCAGCGCGCGGCCACACCACGCGGGTTTTGCCCGAAATCCTCGGGGCTTTCGGCGCGGGTGGCGGTGCCCGACATTACTTAAGTTTCTTTGCGGGGTTGGCCGGCAGATATTCCGATTCCAACACCGCCTGCATACCCTCGCCGGGGTTCCAAGGGGTCACGCCATCCCAGATGACCGTGTTCACGACAGTGCCAGGCGCAATCGTGATCTGGGACACGTTGCCGTCAGCGTCGAGTTCCGTCCGTTCAATCGCAGCGGTCGTAATGATCAAATATCGGTCTTCCATGATCACCACTCCACCACGATCACGATGCCGGGAGCGCCTGCGCCGCCGACACCACCGACGAAGCCGCCAGAGCTATTGCCTGCGCCACCGCCGCCTCCGGCAGCGCCATAGTTGCCGCCAGCGCCGCCAGCGCCACCGTTGCCTGTAGAGCCAGCGCCACCACCGCCGCCACCACCGGAGATATGAATTGGTCCTGCCGATAGAACGTTTTGCGCCGAACCTGCTGTGCCCGCCGTGTTTATAGGAGCGGCTCCAGTATTGGCAGCGGTGCCGTTAATTATTGTAGTCCCGCCAGCAGCCCCAGCTTGAGCGGTGCCCGCGGCGTTAAATCCTCCACCAGACCCACCACCACTTGGAACAGCATTGGAGTTTCCTCCTGGCCACGCCGCACCAATAGCAGTTGTTCCGCTACCAGCAGCCCCAAAAGTGGGAATTGAACCTGCTGCGGTGGGAACAGCAAAAGCTCCAAGTGCACCAGAATTGCCGGTAAACGAAGCGCCTGCGCCACCGGCTGCGTTGGTGCCAAAGCCACCTTGCGCGTTCGAGTTGATGCCGCCGCCCCCGCCACCAGAAGCAGTTGTTGCTACGCCAGGAGCGCCACCGCCCCCGCCACCACCCCAGAGTTTGCTACCAAAGCTACTGATGCCGCCGCGACCGCCTTGGCCAGCAAGAGTGCCCCCTGAAGGCGTAACTCCGGAAGCACCGCCAGCGCCGGCAGCGCCAACAGTGATGGTCTCAATTGCGGCAATATCAGAGGCATTAAAAAGACAAAAATCAACGCCAGCACTACCGCCGCCGCCGCCGCCAGACCCACCACCTACAGCAGCATAGGTGCCGCCAAAGCCCCCGCCCCCACCCCCACCAACGACGAGCACCTGCACAAACCGCGTGCCGCTAGATTTGGTCCAAGTGCCGCTGCCGGTGAACGTTGAAACCACACGCGAAGCAACTGCAATACCCTTCAGCATTACACGCCTTCCCCGCGCGATACCCGCAATAGGGATGTGAATCCCGACGCACAGATTGCGGCGAGATGGGTTGTCGTTTCCGTAATGGAGTAGGTAGCGATTTCGCCCGCTGCCACGCTCATGTTGCCGTCGCTTGCCGCCGTAGCGCCTCCACCCGCCACAGCAACAACCGTGGAGTTGCCCGCCGCAACAAAACACTCCGTGGCGCCGACGTTCTTCAGCAGCAGCACGCTACCAACGCCACTCAACGAAACACGCTGCGACGTGCTGGTGACTGCAATCGTGCTGTTGACGGACGGGATAGCGAAGTTGCGCGTTCCGCTCATGCTAATTCTCTCATGTCTTGATCCGATACAAAGCGGACGAAAGCCCCACGTATGTCTTGCAGGCACCGGCAGCAATGGTGTCGGCAACATTCAGCCCCAGCGCGTTGATTTGCGCGGAGGTAGGCGGATACACGTTCAGCGTGTTCGCGCCCGCGTTCCAAACCGTGACCTCAAGCCCCGTGACTGACTGCGTGGTGCCCGCCGGTAGCCGCACACCGGAACCGGCTGCAACCGTCGTGACCTCGTTGAAGTTCTGCACCAGGCCAAGCGCGCCGGGCTGCGAAACGCCTGCGGCCGTCAGACCCGAACTAGCGCCCTTGCGAAAGAAGTCCGACACCAGCATGCCGACGCGCACGTTGAATTGCGCGGTGTCGCTCATGGCTTGCATCGACCAAATTTGACGCGCCGCGCCGCTGCCGTTGGTTGCCCAGAACTCGTGTAAATTCGCATTCATGAACATACGCAACGCATTGCCGCTGGTATCTTCCCAGCCGATGCAAGAGCGTTCGTCGTTCGTGCCGTCGTTGTGGTTCGTGATGACGAAGCCTTGCCGCATGCGGCCGGTTACGCCCAGCTTCTCAAAGAAATTCCCATACTGGTTTGGTTTGTTCGTCCCGGAATAAAACGGGTCGCCCAGATAGTTTGTGCCGGTGATCACATTCCCCGTCACGATGGCGTTGTCCGCCTCGCATCGGATCACACCGAACGATCCGGCGGACGTGCCCGGCTCGTTGATGACGTTGTTCGCGATGATGACAGACTTCGGCGTGTAGCCGTTCAACGCATGGAAGCGGATAACGTTCGTATCCGGGTCGCTGTAATTGTCAAACACATTCCCCGTGATCGTCGCCACTTCGGTGCGGCCACGCAGAACGAGGTAAGTGTTTAGAAATGTGTTGTCGCTGACAACCACATCAAACACGCCATTAGCGCGATTGCCAAGCGGTTCGATCTGGCACGGCTCGGCGCTTTCACCCGTAGCCTTAAACGTGTTGTTCGCCACGATCAGGTAACGCGCCAGCACGTCCAGAGGCGACGACGCGACGGGGCTAAACTCCGGGTTGAAGTTCAGCATCTGCGCCGTTTCGCTGGATTCGGCGTAGTTGCCGCGAACCGTCGTGATCCCCGGCCCTTCCCAAAAGTCCCACGCGCAATTGCGGAACTCATAGGCAAAGTTGTTTTCAACCCACACCACGTCGCAGCCACGAACCGCGATGCTGTTGCCGCCATAATAGAAATAGTTGTCACGGATCGTCAGGCGCCGCACCTTGCGGAACTTAAGCGGATGCATGGCGTTGCCCGTGGTGCGCCATGAATAATCAAACTTGATGCCCTCAACGCAGATATCGGTATCGGTGATATCGGTCGCGTCCCAGTTTTCATTGTAGAAAAACGAATAGGCATTGCCCATGGTGGCGCCGGGGTAGTCGGCTGTAGCGACGATGGCGGTTGAACTCGGCCCAGCGCCCCGCACTGTCACGTTCGACGGGAGCGCAACGCCGTAGGTAAACCGATAACTGCCGCTCGGCACGTAGAGCACGCCGCCGTCTGCCGTAAACGCATCAACGGCTGTCTGGAAGATCAGCGAGTTATCATTGTTGCCGGTTGGGTCCGCGCCGAACTCAAGCACACTGATAACGTTCGGCTCATACGGGCCGAGAACGCCGTAATCCCGCGATGGCTGGATGACACTATCCGGGCTGGTGCCGCTCAACGCACGACACCCGGCCGCACACCACGCCCACGCGCGGGATACAGTTCACGATCCGGCGTGACTTCCTGCGCCACCACCGGCACAGCAGGGCCAAGCACCGGCATGGCCACGGGCGCGTGCGGCACGTCTTCCGCCTCGATGGAGACGTTGAACGGCTGCGGCCCGGTGAAGTCCATGCGCCCGGCGAATGTCGTCATGCCCCCGGTTTACACGCGCGGGGGTGGCGGTGGTGGGTTGTTTGGCTAGTCCGTTAAATGCGCTTCCTATGCTTCTTCTGCGCGTCCCAAAGGTCGTTCAACGTGGCCGTGTTGCCGCTGCCCACCGCGATGAACCGTTCGGACGGCTTCGGCGGCGCCGGCACGATCTCACGATAGGCCATGGCGAGATACCGAAAACTGTCCGACCGATGGCTTGTCCAATCATGCCGGGGCCGATCCTTAAACACCCTCAGCTTCTCGTCATAGTCCGCCCGGTATTGCTTCAGCCCCTCCACACCATCGCGCGTGGTTGGCGTGTTGAACCAGCATCGGGGAAGGATGCGGCGCACGCCCTCGATGCCGTCCTCGACCTTGTGATCCGGCACCAGTCGCGGTTTGCGGCCCATGGCAATCAACGTCTCGATGCGCGTGCGGCCCGTGCCCAACTCCCGCACCTTCGCGTCATGCGGCACCCAGTCGTCGCCCGCTGGCCATGGCTTGGAGGCGCACACAGCCGCGTAATGCTCCAACCCGTGGCCGTGGCTTTCGTAGAAGTCCAGAACGCGGATTTCGGAGCCAACCGCCTGCCACCACCATATCGCGGTGCTGTCGCCCATGCCCAGGTCCCACACGGTATGCACGGAGCCTAGCGCGGGTTCTATGGCGATCATGCGGCCCTCAGCCTCGGCGGTGGCCAGCTCCTTGCCCCAATACGCGCCACGGATGGCAGCGTCGGGGTTGCACTCCATCTCCTGTTCGTATTCTTCGGGGGTCATGTCGGCGCGCATGTCCTCAAGCTCGGCGTCGGGCAACACCCCCGTTTCGCTCGCCCGCGCCAGCATCGTGAACCACGCATCGTCACCCGTGTGCTGCTCGTATAGCTTCCACAGATGGTTGCGGCCCTTCAGTGTGCCGATGAACGTGGCGCCGCCCTGACGATCCGCCAGCATCGGGCGCACGATCTCGCCATACACGCTTGGCGCAATGTCTGCGTATTCGTCTAGCAATGCGTAATCGAAATACCCGCCGCGCAGTCGATCGGGATTGTCTGCGCCGTAAACACGAATACGCGAGACGTGCCCGCCTGCGTTGGGTATCTCAACCCACAAGTCCGCTTCGTTCTTGTCTACGATTAACGGGCCAGCAAACCGCTTCAGATACGTCCAGACCACATCCTTAGACTGATTCAACTGCGGTCCAATGTAAGCAAAGCGCCCGTCTATTTTGTCCAGCTTGACCGCGCGCCTGATGAGGTCGTTCACACACGCTACCGTCTTGCCGCCACGCCGATGAACCACAAGACACGCCCACCGCTGCGTCCGCTGGTGATACGGGCGGAACAGCGCGCGGGGGGAATACGGGATGACGGTGCGGACGGTGGTCACACCGACCAGTCAACCCCGTCGTCTAAATGTGTAAGTTCCTGCATGTCTTGCGCTAAATGCATCAGCACGTCCATTTCGGTGAGACCCGAAACCTCACTCAACATGCCCGTAAATACTTTCAACAGCATAGACGCGGCCACTATATGCGCCGCCACACCGCCTGGTGTTTCTCCATTTGCAACTGCCGCCTCCTTCCATTGCCGGAAAGTGGCTATCGCAATGGCTTTGCCGTCCGTAAACGTTCGCGCCGAAAGCGCCGAATATTCTGCGGCCGCCGCAATCTTGTTAACGCTCACGTCCCATCCTCCCACGTCACCACATGCTTGACCGGCCCCAAATCCTCCGCGCCACCGATGGCCTGTGATGGCTTGCCCCATGCGCGGTCGAGCAACGCCTGTGCTGCTGCCACGCGGGCGGCTGGGGGGGCGGCGCCATCGCTCCCGATTTCAATCAGCGTGGCAATCGCCGCGTCTGTGTGCTTGCGCGCGAGTTCGCGAACGTGCCCGACCTCCTTCGGCCGCCCGCTCGGATTCCCGCTCTGCCCCTTAACGAAAGCCACCCTTGATCCCCGTTGTTACCAGCGGCCCGCCAGGGCGTTTTCAGTCCGCCCCGCTACACCCATACAAGACCCCACCCCAAAAGCCGCTGGCGGTGCCACGGAGGGGCTAGAAATGGCATACCCGCCCATCACTCCCGATCCTCATTCCAAACCCGCACAATACCGCCCTTCGTCGTGTATCCGGCAATGCGGCGGCTTTCCTGCAACCGCGCGAGGTGATTGATGATCGTCGTCCGCGATTTGCCGGTGAGCTGCATCACCTCGTCCAACGGCGCCGGGCGTTTGTTCACGAGGCCCATCAGAATACCCCGCACAATGACACCTTGCCGGCGCTGCACAGGGTTGCCACGAGGTCGCGTCTCACTCATCCCGCCCCTCCACAACCCGCGTAACGCTCATAGGCCCGGCCGGTCGATGCTGCGCCCATTCCCGACACAGTAGCTGCGTGACAGCGCGTGCCGCCTTCATAGGATTCACCGGCACCCGATATTCACGCGCCTTGTCGCACGCCTCCGGCTTCATGCACGGCTGGCCTTCGCAGCAAATGGCTTCGGCAAATTCATTCAGCGTCAACCGTCCAGCCCTCCTCAGTCATGCGGAAGCGTCCGTATTGGCCGGGCTGAACATACACGACTCCTTGCGTCGTTTCCAGTCTGAACGG